TGACGGAGAGCGATACAAATTCCCCAGCAACAATTTGGCTGGGGGGCGTGCAATGTTGCGGCATGTGAAAGAAGGCGGGATACCATATGATGCATTTGGGAAACACATCATCGAGCAATGTAACGAACTCAAAAAATTAAAAGAATTTCGTCGTTACACGCAGCGTAATAATCTGGTCAACGAAAATACGTCTGACATTCTCGAGGCAGTTGCTGGGAGAATTTCGACCATTCGCGAGAATTTGAAAAAATGGCAAGGCGTGAAAAATTATGCCCAGGCAGTTGAAGAATTCAACGAAGAAGAATTGGTTGAAGGGGATTATAGCGAAATTAAAGATAAATTTACGGTTAGTTATTTTGATGAAGCAATGGAGGATGCTCTCCCGTACGTACATTCATTGGTCCAAGAAATGCGTTCCATAATGGAGAAAGATGAATATGCAGAACAAACATTTAACGACTTGTATCATGCTATAAAAACAACAACCCATTTAGAGTTACAGCCAGAGGTAGATCTAGCTTCTGATCCAGAAAATCCGTTCAACAACGACACATTAACTGGGGCACCAGTACAAGCTCAAATTGGAGCAATCGTCGAATATATGTCATTGATACTACATGATCGGGAAACTGATATGACAATCCTATTATCTCGTGTATCTGATATGGTCAACAACCTAGAAGATGAGGACAAATTGAATAATTTGGTAAATGCTCTCATTGAGTTGGTCCCCAAAATGAAACCAGTGGGAGATGTTGCCCCACAGAGAAATCCAAATATGTCCACTGAGAGCAACCTTAGGTTGAAAAAAGTGCTAGAAGGATACACATTGGGTAGAATTTTTTCTTGACATAATAAATAACCGTGGTATAAATGGACCATGTTGTCCATACCACGGGAACGCTCGTCGTTCACACAAGCGACTCACTAAGTGAGTTTGTATAGGCACAATATATTAGGCACAAAAATAGGCATTAAGGAGTAATATTTATGGCTACATTGGCAGAAATTAGAGCAAAATTGCAACAAAAAGAACAATCTAGTGGTGGGGGCACTGGCGGCGACAGCGAACTATTTCCCTTCTGGAATTCTCCGGAAGGAACAACCACCACATTACGTTTCCTTCCAGACGCAGACCCCAACAATACGTTCTTTTGGCAAGAACGGCAAATGATACACCTCCCGTTCCCAGGGGTCGAAGGTGATATAGATTCCGGTCCGGTAACGGTGAAAGTACCATGTAATGAAATGTGGGGAGCGGTTGGTAGTTGCCCCGTATTGAGTGAAATCAGACCATGGTTCAAAGATCCAAATTTGGAAGATCTAGCCAAGAAATACTGGAAAAAATACTCATATGTATTCCAGGGATTTGTTGTGGACACGGAGTTCCAAGAAAAGAATGTTCCGGAAAATCCGATACGTCGCTTCATTATCAACAAAGAGTTGTATACAATGATAACGGCGGCACTTATGAGTCCAGAATTCGAGGAAATGCCGACTGACTACGATGCAGGAACGGATTTCCGTATTTCAAAGACAAAACAGGGAAATTACGCAAATTACAAAACGAGTTCGTGGGCACGCCGTGAACGGTCATTAACTGAAACAGAACGTGCGGCCATCGCCGAGTACGGGTTGTTTAATTTGAGTGATTTCATCCCCAACCGACCGTCGGAAGAAGAATTGCGCGCAATCAAAGAAATGTTTGAGGCAAGTGTGGACGGGCAACTATATGATCCAGAGCGATGGGGTAATATGTATCGTCCTAGTGGAATGAATAGACCAACCGATAGCGATTCAACATCATCCGAAAAATCAACCCAAACTCAATCTCCTACGCGGGAAGGTCCTCCTTTTGAAACGTCGTCAAATGATGAATCAAAAGCGACATCTGAACCCGCAGCTGCACCAAGTGGGAACACTAAAAGTGCACAAGACATTTTAGCAGCAATTCGTAACCGCTAAATGTACTTTGGAGGTAACTACGGTTACCTCCTTTTATTTCATAGGAGAAAAAATGACAAAACCATTTGATATTTCAAAATTCAGAAAAACTGTCACAAAATCGGTTCCTGGAATGAGCGTTGGTTTTCGCGATCCCGATACTTGGGTGAGTACGGGCAACTATGCATTGGATAAGCGCATTAGTGGTAAGTTTATTGGGGGCGGCATTCCCTTGGGCAAGGTGTCTGTCTTCGCGGGCGAGAGTGGGTGCTTACCGAAAGATGCAATTGTCAATGTGAGGCTGACGAAAAAATAGTATTTGCCCAGATTTCCATGCATTTTGATAAATATATCAAAGGAGTGGAAAATGGATAAAAATGTTATTAGATTTATGAACCGTAAGGTCGTGAAACATGTGCTGGGGGAGCATTCACTGACCCCCCAGCAACATAGAAGATTGGAATTATTGTTCGATGCGTATGGATCCCCGAGGACTCTAGAAAATATGCTGACAACAATCGCAATCTTTGTGAAGTATGACCTCACCAACTATGTCGGAAGATACCGAAGATTAAAAGGAATTCCTGGAACGACAAAATATACCCAAATACTTCGATATGGCAAGATAGGGTATATGGAAATTTATAAGATTCAGTCGAAAAGAAAGACTTCTCATTTTACAAATACCACTGACTATTGGGTATCAAAAGGATATTCTATCCAGGAAGCAAACCGACAGGTCAGTGAAGTTCAAACACATCGCGCACGAATAGCGACAGAAAAGACCACTGGTAGCAGCGAATACACTATTAGATCTATGGTTTATTGGATGAAACGTGGATTCACGGAGGAGGAAGCACGTCGGAAAGTAGCAAAAATACAGACAACGAACGGGGAAGCTTGGTATATTGATAGATACGGGCCAGACGAAGGCCCGAAGAAATATGAAAAGCGGATACAACGGTGGCAGGCGACGCTGAATGACAGATCCGAGAAAGAAAGGTTATTACTAAACCGAAAAAAATCAAATAGCGTCGAGGGATATATGCTCAACGGGTATACGGAGCAAGAGGCTATAGAAAAAAGTGAAAAATTTCGTAACAAAATGAAATCAAAGCTTCACCAGCGCACCTCTAAAATTTCACAGGATTTGTTTTTTAGAGTCAGTGAACAAATCGGCGAGTATGGTTGTTATTTTAATGATCTGAACTATGAGTTTAAAATTGACAAATACCGGGTGGATTTTTATCATAAACCATCTAAGACTATTATAGAATTTTATGGGGATTTTTTTCATCGGAACCCGTCAATATATGACAGTGAGTTCGAATCTTTTGGATATACTTCGAAAGAAAAATGGGATTATGACGCGCAACGAATGTCTAATATATCGTCCTCGCCCAAAGCTAAAAATATTATGATTGTGTGGGAAGGTGAATATAGAAACGATATCGATAACACAGTCGAAAAATGTGTACAATACATAAAGGAAAATACAGTTGAATGAAGTTATAGAAAAAGCAGTCACAGTGTCTGAGTTAAAGTCACTGTACGGCAGTGACGACTATGTGGTTGAAATTGACACCCCGGACGGGTATCAGGTCATAACTGATTGGTTTGATAAAGGTGTTATGTCAATGGTCCAAATTGGTACAGAAAATCACCAAACCGAATGTGCCACTAACCATTTGATACAACTGGCTGATGGAAAATGGGCCTTGGCGGGGGAGCTATCAGTTGGTGATTCTGTCATAACGAAAACCGGGGTAGAGGAAGTGGTATTGATCGAAAATGTAAATGAACAAGAATGTTATGATTTTACCATTGATCATCCAAATCACAGGTATTGGGGAGATGGATTCTCTAGCCATAATTCTGGCAAAAGTTACTTATGTTCAGGCAATTTGGTAAAAAACGCACAAGATCAGGGCATTTTTGTTGTTTTAATCGACAGTGAAAACGCACTTGATGAGAAGTGGTTACACGCGTTGAATGTCGATACATCCGAAGATAAGCTCTTGAAATTGAACATGGCAATGATCGATGATGTGGCGAAAGTTATCACCGAGTTCATGAAAAGTTTCAAAGATGATTATTCAAATGTGCCAGATGAAGATAGACCCAAAATATTATTTGTGATAGATAGTCTGGGAATGTTGATGTCCCCAACCGATGTAGATCAATTTAATAAAGGCGATATGAAAGGTGATATGGGTAGAAAACCGAAGATGCTCAAAACACTTGTTACTAACTGTGTGAACATGTTTGGTGAATATAATGTTGGAATGGTTGCAACTAATCACACATATGAAAGTCAAGATATGTTTGACCCGGATCAAAAAATAAGTGGTGGTGCTGGGTTTATATTTGCGTCATCTATTGTAGTAGCTATACGAAAGCTCAAATTAAAAGAAGATGAAGATGGTAATAAAACAAGTGCCGTCAATGGCATTCGTGCAGCCTGTAAAATAATGAAAACTCGATACGCAAAACCATTTGAAACGGTACAAATAAAAATTCCGTATGACACTGGCATGAATCCATATAGTGGACTTGTTGACATGGCGGAATCTGCTGGCATTCTGACTAAATCTGGCAATCGGTTGTCGTATATTGGTAAGGAAACCGGGGAAGAAATACTTAAGTTTCGCAAAGCATGGGAGAACAACGAGGACGGTTGTCTGGACATGCTTATGGAACAATGGGATACTCAGATAGATGATTCTTCCGAAGAAGATGAAGAAGAATACACCGAGGTAGAAGAAACAATAGTAGAGGATGTCAATGCTGACGAGTGACGATATTGAAGCATATGCAGATATATGGATGGCAATGAAACCATATATCAACGCACGAGATCGAGAAGAAGCGTGTGAAAAGTTTATGAGTATTATCGACGAGTCAGTCAGTGACGTACACGAAGACCACGACAACTGGCTGGGGTTGGATGATACCATTGACAAGGTTATTCGTAATAACTATCTCGATGACATTGATGAAGACGATGGTGATTGGGATTAATGGGCTGGTTTGGTGAAATTCGAAAAGATATGACCAAGATTGTACCAGCAATTGAATATTACGAACAACAGCTATCTGATGCGAAGATGGAATGTAGCCTTCGCGGTAGTGTAGAAAAACATGGCCGCGATATTCCTGGGATAGTCGAATATAGGTTTGGGCAGCTTCAAGAAATTGAGGCAATCTTGGAATATTTGAATATTGAAACAAAAAAACTCAAAACCGAGAAATATCGTCAATATTTAGAGAACTATAATCGTGCATTGAGTAGTCGTGATGCGGAAAAATATGCGGATGGTGATGCGGCTGTGGTCGACCAGCAACATATAGTAAACGAATTTGCGTTTATTCGTAACAAGTATATGGGATTGATAAAAGCACTGGATGCAAAGCAATTTCAGATCAACAATATCATAAAATTGCGAGTTGCTGGACTTGATGATCTAAGTTTGTAATATAAATACATTCATGAGAGTGGCATTTTGTAGTAACAGAGAACATCACCAAAGTGAGTTTGTTCAAAATGTTAAAACTCGTTTACCTTCAGTAGACGAGTTTTTTCCTATTAATGACATGGGTTTTGAACGCAACATGTTTGAGCTCGGAATTCAAAAACAACGCCACAGCCTATCCCATATGATTGACTACGATGTTGTTGTTTAGATGAATGCGGACATGCAGGCAGATTTTCTCCCTATTGTGTGTAAACCAAAACCGAACACACTATATACCATTGGTGGGTTTTCAGACGAACCGGCAGAATGTTGGTTTCATTTTCGGCAACAGTTTATATTATCAAAAGAGTTCTTCTTCTGTGATTCTAAAACGTTTGATATTATAAGTTTGTTTTACAAATTCAAGCAGCTCATAAATGGAGAGCGACCAATACCAGACAAAACGTCTTTTTACATATATCTACTTAACATGGGTATAATAAACGAGCATATTCGTTATGATGAATAAATCTCCGACACAGATAAAGACGGTTGCGGTATGTTTTTCTGGCGAGCCGCGTACCTATAATTTGACCCATCAATCAATAAAAAATTTTTTTACGCATGCCAAAATTGATGTTAAATATTTCGCACATACATGGAATTCCAACACATACAAAGTGCGAACACCAGAGGGAAAAATAGAGTTTCAACCAGAAGCCTATGACAGAAATTTTATTTTGGATGATGTGCAGAACTTTTATAATTTTGAAAGTGTAGAAGTTGATTACAAGTTCCCTAATTTATTACCTTGGGATAACTTATTTTATAGTGATGCCAAATCAAATCTATTGAAGAGAGAGTATGAATTGGCGAACAACATGACATTTGATGTTGTTGTGAAATGTAGATTTGATTTGGCGTTCGATCCGAGACTTAGGTTCATGCATTTGTTACATGGTCAGCGACGATTACACGATAAAACCATATACGCCGAGAACTTTCTTATGTCTCCTGAATTTTTCATGCCGAATATAGATGATGTGTTTTACTATGGCACTTCTTTCACGATGGATTGTGTGCAGGGATGTACATATGACATATGTCGGGATGTCTATGGAGAACTTTATCCATCCGTGACAGAGAACGATAATCCATATTACAATATCGCTGGACCGGGAGTGGTGATGTATCGAGCAATGAACGCAAAAAATATTATGACTCAGAATGTGTTCCGACCGTTTGTCATTTATAGAAAGCAGTCGATACCCGTAGATCCAGTGCACGATTATGGTGCTCTGATTAAAAGAGTTGCCGGTATAATGTGAAAACTATTGACATTTGGGTATCTATGGCATATAATTAAACAACATTACTCGATGTTGGATATATGATCAAAATTCAAACAAAACTACCTCGTTCACTCACGATCGCATGCAGCGGTGGTGTCGATAGTATGGCTGTGGTAGATTTTCTAAAACGTAAACACGATGTCTCTATGTTGTTTGTGCACCACGGCACCACGACAAGCCAAGAAGCATACGGGTTTCTAAAATCATATTCTGAAACGACCGGTATTCCTTTGAACGTGTACTACATTGATTCGGTATTACCGAAAGGAGTTAGTCAAGAAGAGCATTGGCGCAATGAGCGTTACAAAATCTTTCACAGAGTCGACGGCCCAGTAATCACGGCACATCACCTGGATGATTGTGTGGAAACCTGGATTTGGTCAAGTATGCATGGTATGGGGAAGATTATTCCGTATAGTAATCAAAATGTCATTCGACCTTTTCGGTTGACATCCAAAAACGAGTTTGCTAAGTGGTGTACCCGTAATGATGTTCCGTGGGTGGAGGATAACTCCAATAACGACATCAAGTATATGCGAAATTATATCAGACATGAAGTGATGCCAGTTGTGTCTGTTATCAATCCTGGTATCAAAAAGGTAATCAAAAAGAAGGTAGAACTAGATGTTCAAAATTAATTTTAGTATCCATAATCCTTTGTTTAAGCCAAAGGAAGATTTCGAAAGCAAAACATATTTCCATGCGGAGAATGCAATTGGGCCTACCACTGCATATAATGTTCAATTATCGCGATTCGATACTGATACCATTTTCAGTGTTCAGTTAGATACTAGTTGGCGAGGCGAGGATCATGCAGGACCACGCTTGGACATTGAATTGTTTGGGGTGACACTGTTTATGCAACTTTATGATTCTCGGCATTGGAATTATGACGCTGGTCGGTGGTACGAACCAGGAGAAGAAGCTGCCGAATGGGAGGCCCGAAATAATTCTTGACATCTGGTATATGACCAGATAAATTGCACACATCGTATAACTCGTAACTAAGGAAAAGTAAATGAGTAGTTCGTTTGAACACGCCATCAAGTTGATGGAAAATGGTTTGGTGACTCCAGAAAACATGGCTCGAATGGCGTTGGCATCGATGTCCAATTCCTCAATCGAATCTATGCTTCGATTGAATGATTTAATGTTTGACGTCCCGAACGTAACCGACGGGAAATCCATGGTAGAATGGGTACAGCGGCTTATTGATAACCCCGCGTTAAACGACGCAGTCAATTCTGCCAATGGTCTATCACCAGAAGAACTCGCCGAACTTGAAACCAAATCAAAATTGGCAACAGACGATGATGTCGAAGATGACTCAGAGTACAGCAATCTCCCTCCTGACAAATATTATTTTGGTATCTATCGAGAAGACGAAGATCCCGATTGTGATCCTGAAGTTGACAATATCATTGCAATCTGCGTATGTCCAGTTGACTACCTTGATGAAGATGGCTATATGTATGATGGATATTTCACAAGTCCAGAACTTGTCAAAATGATTAGCGACCCCCGTGTGCACGATTATTCAGAGAATACGTGGGAGTTTGACGGAACTGAACAAGAAGCTATTGATTATGTGAAATCGTTTGGATTTATTTATAATCCAAAATGCAATGAACCGGGATCTTAAAAGAATAGGAAACACATGGACCCAACCGGGTGTCGATGTACAATAATCTAACCAAAAGGAAACGTAATGATTGATGTGACGTTTGATGTCGGCGTATTTGATAAATGTACGAAAGTATATACATATGAGAATTTTATAAATGTATTGAGAGAAGGTCGATGTGTTCAAGATTTGTCGTGTGATGAGTATCGTGGCTATTACGTTGACCCCGACGGCGACATTTATCGACAATATATACCTATTGATGACGAGCATCGTCGTGTTATGGACAATGATAGTACCGAACGCGGGAATGAGCGCATGGAATTCGTACTAGATTCTCTAAACGATTTCCCAAATATTGTGGTTGGTGATGTCGTTTCCGGACAAGTAAAACAACCAACCAACCCAAAGGGTTATGTTACATTGGACCATGCGATTGATGCTTTGCGAAAAGGTAAAACTTTGGTCAGTGCGTCTGGAAATCACACAATTGTATTGCGACAAGATGGTACCCTTTCAGAAAATTTGGTTGTTCGAAATATAAATCGAGTATCATATCTAGTCCTTGAAGATGTTGCCACATTTATGATGTCGAAATCTAAAAAAGATTCCAATAAACGATATATCCACTCAAAACTTGGATATTCTCGTATTGGGCGATCCAATAAATACTAAAAGTGCCCCACTTCGGTGGGGTTTTTTTATAAATAACATAAAGGATATTACCATGAATGACATGAGAAAACTGATAAATTTAGTCGAAGGTAAGGCATCTAACCCAGACGTTGACTATGCATATGCGGGCAAAACTAAAAAGGCAACCGATGCAGGAGACTATACGCAAGTCACTGCCACAGTGACTGGTTCTAAATCTGCTGTTTTTACTAAACTATCCAAGCAATACAAGGTCATGGATATGATCGAAAAGCGCTTGACCGAGCGCAGAAAAGAATGGAACGAGAAAGTAAAATCTCGGGTAGAGGATTTGTTCGATGCAGAAGATGAGCTTCTAACTCGATATGTTGATACCGTATCTATGGCACTAACCTTGTCCAAAGATACTCTACCATCGACAACCGAAACTGAAACGCTAGACGTTGAAGGGTTTCTGAATGCATTATATGGATTGATAGATGATACACTTGTTCCAAAAGTCAAAGAACTAGAACAAGCGTATACTAAGATTGAAGAAAAAACCACCCCAGGTAGACGCGGGGGTCTGCGAGCAAAAATGAAAGAATCTGCAAACGAAGATGTATCCTCGATCGCATCCACGTTCAAACATGAAGCAGACGTGGTGGTTGCAGATTTTGATGCCAAGCTAGCCGAATTAAAATCTCAATTTGGTCTATAAAGTTGTTGACGACGCCTCTTATAGTTGATATAACATAATCATCAAAGAGAGATGCCTGGTCATCGTGGTGATGACGTTACCTTTCTTTCTAAAACAATAGGTATCTTCTCTTTGACTATGGGACCATGGTGTAATTGGTGAACATACTCGCCTCATAAGCGATGAGATTCCCGGTTCGAGTCCGGGTGGTCCTACCAATTTTTATGGAAGTCAGCAATGAGTGATACCGAGAATAAACTTAGTCCAAATGAAGTCTTTGCGGGGATGAAATCTGACGTAACAGAGTTTGATCCAAATACATTGGATGATAAACTCAAGGTCACATATGATAACCTCAATCGGGCGCAGCAACTAGGGCAGGAACGATATACCGCCGAACTGGCATTCAATGCACGGTGTATGGTAAATCAGCGCACTGCTGCCATGGTTGGGTTTGATAAATGTCTCTCATTCGATTCTCTCCGAGAATGGCTGGCTAAGGTCGACGAAAAACGGCATATTCGCCTAATTGAGTTGGAAAAATACTCTCGAACAATTCCAGAGAAGAACGCAGAAGATATCCAACGAGCAAAAAATTTAAATGTTTTTGATCAGTTCCACGTAATCTATACAGATTTGACAGATTACAAAAAAACAGATGATCCAGAATATGTGAGTAAAAATCGAGACCCAATTGTTATCGGTCTGTTCTATAACAGGGATCTAAATTTTAAGTACGATATGGTCACGGTTATCACTGATTGGGAAGATGAATACTGTGATTTAACTTTGTCGAAAATGATTGAGAAAATGGCCGAGGATGGGTACACCAATGTTGTCAAAGATGTTGATTTTTCTGATTAGGCGCTTACTGGTATTTTGACAGATTTTGAAAATAAAGTAAAATCCACCACTGGACGACGAGTAGAAGAAGTTCGACCAAAGTGGTATTCCAAATTCTGGTCGCTATTCTCTAAAAAGAAATAAGATATTATGCAAGAACATGACATGACCATTGATCAGTTTTACGCAGGAGATACCAGTCATGGGCTTCTGCCGACGGCA